TGAGATATTATCTGAGGGTCTTAGATATCATATAGACAATAAAAAACCGCTGACTGAGCATGTATATCGTGCCGGTTCATCTAATTATTTTAATTTGTGGGCTGAAGCCAGATCATTATATTTACGTGAAATATTAGACTTTTCAGGCGACGATTTAGAAATATTGACTGAAACGGATTTAGGTCATTTTGGTATTCATGAAGGTCAAAAAGTTCCATTAGATTTTATAATGGAAGAAATTGAAGAAGAATTAGATGAAGCAACTAAAGCTAAAAAGAAAACACCTCCAATTGGTAAACCAAAACGTGGTGGTGCTAAAAAGTTTTATGTTTATGTAAGAGATAAAGGTAAAATTAAAAAAGTATCATTTGGTGCTCAAGGTATGTCTGCTAAAATTAATAACCCTAAAGCAAGAGCGGCTTTTTCTAAAAGACATAACTGCCCACAGAAAAAAGATAAAACAAAAGCATCATATTGGTCTTGTCGTTTGCCTCGCTATGCTAAATTATTAGGTTTAAAATCATCTTTTTCAGGATTTTGGTAATGATAAAATTTCAAGATATATTAAACGAATCACCAGAAAGTGATTATCCACCATACATGTTTTCTCCTGTAGGATTTGGATGCCATGTTTGTAAATACCATTATGTTGAATGGAAAAATGAAATTGACGGAAAACATATGTGTTCTAACAAATACTATCAAGAATACATTGCAGAACAATTTCCCCAATTAGAAAATCCAGCTGAATTAGTAGATAATGAAGGTAATCCAATTAAAGATCCTTCAAAATGGTGTTCAAATTGGTTTATGCCTAAAGGTAAATGAGACCCTACACAGATCTAGAAGTTACAGACGAATACATTATTAGGGAATTTGATGATAACATTGACCCTATAGAATTAATGTGGCACAGGGATGATGAAGATAGAGTAGTTGAAATTATAGAACCAGGTAAAGACTGGAAATTTCAATTTGAAAATGAATTACCTTGGGATTTGGAACCACAAATGTCAATATGTATATTAAGACATGAATGGCATCGTGTTATAAAAGGAACAGGAACATTAAAATTAAAAATATATAAATCATGATTTTAACAGAAGAAATATTATTACTTCAAAAGCGTGCTGGTATTATTACTGAAGCTGAATATAAAGAAAAATTATCTGAAGTTGAAGCTGAAGATTCTAACATTGATGATGCTATTAAAGGTGGAGCTAGTCAATTAGATGATTTAAGTTCTCTTAAAGAAGGAGAATTTGAATCAGCAATGACTACTGAAGGTGAAGTTTTAAATGAATCTGTAACCGGTTTAATAGTTGGAGGATTATTAGCCACTCCAAAACTTATGGAATGGTTAGGAAAAGGAATTAATTGGATAGCTAAAAAATTAGCAGGAAAAGATGAAAATAAAATCGCTAATTGGTTTATAAAATATGGTCATAAATGGGAAAAACTATATATTAAAGCTATTATAGGAGCTATTAAATTAACAGGATTTGCATCTAAAATTTGGAAAAAACCAGATGGTGAAATAGATGAACAAAAATTAGTAACTACTGCTCAAGTATTATATGTAGTTATATTAGCAGTAGCTGCTGGGGCTGCTGTAAAAACAGTACTAGGACCTAATTCTGCTATAATTAAAGCTTTAGAAGGTACTTTTGGTAGTGTTAAAGTAAGCGAAATAGTTGGTTTCTTAGGAAAAATAAAAAGTCAAACTAAAGTTGCTTAATTTATAGACGGATTCATAGCCCGTCGCTTACAAAAAATTTTTAGAGAGCTGTGGCCTCAGTTTTGAGACCACAGCTTTTTTTATTATATTAATACGTTAAATATATGGCAAAGAAAATCGTAATTGTAGGAGCAGGTGTAGCAGGTGTTAATGCTGCTACTAAATTAGTTGACAACGGTTATCCTGGAAACCAAATCACCATTATTGATATGGGTAATGATCCATACAATAGAAAACCAGAAGAAGTAATGACTGGGTTTTTAGGTGCTGGAGGTTGGTCAGATGGTAAATTAACTTACCATACAGCAATTGGAGGTCAACTTTCAAAGTATGTTGGTGAAGAAAAAGCAATGGCTTTAATGGATCAAGTTATTAATAACTTTAAACGTTTTCATCCTAAACCAGAAGAAGTACAATGTTCAAATCCAGTTGAAGAACCAGAATTTATTAAACCATATTTTGGATTACGATTATTTCCTGTATGGCATGTTGGTACTGATTACTTGCATGAAATTGGTAAAAATTGGTATGATTATTTAGTATCTAAAGGTGTACAATTCATTTGGAAAGAACGAGTATTTAAAGTTGATTTTGAATCTCATTTAGTTTACCACACTATTAAAGGTAAAGAAGGACAATATGCTTTAGAATATGACCAATTAATTTTTGGAGTAGGCAAATCAGGTATTGATTTTGCTCAACATGTTCAGGATGAATATCAGTTAGAAACAGAACCTAAATCTGTACAAATTGGAGTTCGATTTGAAGCACCACAAAAACACTTCCAGGATTTGATTGACATTAGTTACGACTTTAAATTATATCGTAAATTTGAAGATAAAGGTGTTTCACTTCGTTCATTCTGTACAAATAATAATGCCGCTTATGTTGCTGTAGAAGATACTTATGGTAATCATAGTTACAATGGTCATGCTAAAAAAGATCCTAAATATAGAAATGACATGACTAACTTTGGTATTTTGATGGAAATTAATGGAATTTCAAATCCATTTGAATGGTCAAGAGAGGTTGTTAGTAAATTACAATTTGATGGTACTGGTTTATATTACTCACCTACTCGTATTCCATCAACAACATCTGAGGGTGAAAAAGTTACTACATTTCAAATTAATACTTTAAAAGGTGTTAAAGAAATTATGGGTGGATATTGGAATTATATAGAGGATTTTATTGAGGATATGAAAAAAGTATTCCCAACACTTGGAGATGATTGGGGTGTTTATATTCCTGAAGTAAAATATTTGTCTCCTGAACCATTAGTTTATCATAGTGACTTAGCTCTTATTGAATATCCAGATGTACATTTTGTAGGTGATGCTTTATCAGCTCGAGGTATTACAGTTTCAGGTGCACAAGGTATTTTATCAGTAGGAAAATTAATAAGCAAAGAATGTCCTTGGGATAATATTCAAGGTGATATCATTAATTGGAGATAATGTTTGGCTTTTTGTAAAAAATATGTTATATTAACAGCATGAATGATAAGAATAGATTTCAACCAAGTAAAAAATTAACTAAAGCAGATGGTACTGTAGCATATGTTTGGGAAGGTAAATTACATAATTGGGAAGGTCCTGCTTTAATACCTGAAGGCGATAACCGTAAACGTGAATATCATATTCATGGAATTAAGTATACTGAAGATGGTTGGAAAGAAGCTCGTCGTAATCGTGAAGGTTTACCTTGGTATAAAACAGCAATGGGTCAAGCAGGTCAAAATAGAAACTAATATGAAGATAGGTTTATGTGGAACAATGAGTGTAGGTAAAACTACATTGGTAAATGCTTTAAAAGAATTACCTGAATTTGCAGATTATAATTTTGCTACTGAACGTTCAAAATACTTACGTGACTTAGGTATTCCATTAAATACTGATTCAACATTAAAAGGTCAATTTATATTTTTAGCTGAACGTTGTGCTGAATTGATGAATGAAAACATTATTACAGATAGAACAGTAATTGATGTTATGGCATTTACTAAAGCAGCTAAGTCAATTGAATACTATGAAGCTGAAGCATTTTGTGATGCTGCTTATAAGTTAGTTGAAGAATATGACTATGTGTTTTATGTTTCTCCTGAAGGTGTAGATATGGAAGATAATGGTGTTCGTGAAACTAATTTAAAATATAGAGAAACTATTGATAGTATAATCAAGTTACTAATATATAGAAGTAATCATAAAATTAAAAAATTAGTTGAATTATCAGGTACTACTGAAGAACGAATTGCTAAAATGACAGAGACAATTTTTGGTTAATATTTATGGGTATGAAATTATCTGAATTAAAGAAACAAATCAAAGATAACATATACGAACTTCTTTCAGAAGAATCTGTAGAGGAAGGTACTTATGTAGGTGTAGCCGCTGTAGGTGCTCTTCAAAAAGATCCTAAGTTTGCAGCTGCTAAAGATAAAGCCACTGCTTTAAATACTTTAAAAGCAGGAGGTAGTGTTACTTTAGAAGAAGAAGAAGATGATAAAGAACCTACTAAAGCTGAACTTGAAAAAGAAAAAGTAAAAGGTGCTCCTTCTAAGTTTAAAGTCCCAACAGACCAATTTGAAGACTTTAAAGACAAGTTAAAAACTTTAGTTAAAAAAGTAAAAGATATGGAAAAAGGAGCCGAGCGTGATAAAAAAATGGCTGCTTTGAAACAATTTATTAAGAAACCAGAATTAATTAAAGCGTTTAAAGAAAGAGACGTTAAAATTGATACCGGTGGATTAATCGGATAATATGAAAAACTTTTTATTAACACTAGTTGCGGTTGTTTTAATAGGCATTATAGTCTATGGGTTATTTAATTACAAACAAAGCTATTCTTCAGATAAAGATAAACAATATCAAAGAACTATAGATTCTTTAGCAATTGAAATTGGAAAAAAAGATTCAACTATTTCAACTTTAGACTCTACTAGAGCTATTTTAGATTCTTTAATTTTAGTTAATAAAAATAAATTAAAAGAAACTGCTAAAGAAGCAGCTAAATATAAACAAGAATATGAAAAAGAACGCGACCGCCTTAATAATATGTCTGATGATGATATCATCAGCACTTTCACAACAGCGTTTAAGTGATTCAACTGTAATAGTTCCTATTAAATCCTTAAAAAATGCTTTATTGGTAAAAGCTGATAGAGATAATCTTAAAAAAGAATTAAAAGTATCTCGTGACTCTATCACTACAATGGGTACAGTAATTCATTTTCAAGACAGTGCTTTGTTTGTATGTGATACTACTAGAACTGTTTTAGAAAGTAAAATAGGAGATTTAAAAGGTACTATCAAAGCTAAAGACGGACAAATTGAAGAAAGAAATAAAAAAATATCTGATCTTGAAGGCAAACTTAAAAAAGTAGTTGTTGCTTTAGCATTAGCAAGTATAGGTTTTGTTTTAGCTATTTTATGAGTGAAAATGTAAATTTAAAAGAAGTTATAAGGCAGGAGTACATCAAGTGCTTAAATGATCCTGCCCACTTTATGAGGAAATACTGCCACATCCAACATCCTCAACGTGGTAGAGTATTATTTAATTTATATCCTTTCCAAGATAAAGTATTACATTTATTTAGAGATAACCCATACTCAATTGTATTAAAATCAAGACAGTTAGGTATCTCAACACTAGCCGCAGGTTATTCTTTATGGTTAATGTTATTCCATAAAGATAAAAACGTACTTTGTATTGCGACTAAACAAGAAACTGCTAAAAACATGGTTACAAAGGTTAAGTTTATGTTTGATAACTTACCTTCATGGCTTAAAATACCAGCAGATGAACACAACAAATTAACACTTAGATTAAGTAATGGATCACAAATTAAAGCCACTTCAGCATCAAGTGATGCAGGTCGATCAGAAGCAGTATCTTTGCTAATTGTCGATGAGGCAGCTTTTATTGAACAAATTGGAGAAATATGGGCATCAGCACAACAAACATTAGCTACAGGTGGTGGAGCAATTGTACTTTCAACACCGTATGGAACTGGAAACTGGTTCCATAAAACATGGGTAGCAGCAGAATCAGCAGACAATGACTTTTTACCTATCAAATTACCTTGGTTTGTTCACCCTGAACGAGATGAAGCTTGGAGAAAACGTCAAGATGAACTATTAGGAGATCCTAGATTAGCATCTCAAGAGTGTGATTGTGATTTTAGTACATCAGGAGATATTGTATTTTATAATGAATGGTTAGATTTTATTAAAGAAACAACAATACAAGAACCAGTTGAAAGAAGAGGAGCTGACCAAAATTTATGGATATGGGAACCTGCAGATTATACACGTGAGTATATGGTAGTAGCAGACGTAGCTAGAGGTGATGGTAAAGATTTCTCAACTTTTCATGTGATGGATATAGCAACTAATACTCAAGTTGCTGAATATAAAGGACAAATGTCACCTAAAGAATTTGGGTATTTTATAGTAGCTATTGCTACTGAATATAACCAAGCTCTTTTAGTAATAGAAAATGCATCTATTGGATGGGCTACCATAGAATC